CAATATACCATCGTCTAAAAATTTCATACCCTCTATTATTAAAATTTAAAAGATAAAGGATGGTTTGAAACTCACCTTCTATCTTCTTTTTTATATTTTCTGAAAGATTTGTTGAATCAAGTTTGATTTGAACAGGTTTCTTTTCATTATCTAAAACAATAGCATCATTCGCAATGTCAGTTATTGCCATATCAACTTCAGGAAATAATGCCATTGATCTAAATCTATTAACAAGGTCATTTTCGTTTTTTATGTTTCCCGAAAAATCAATATATGTTCCAAAAACACCACCTGCTTCAACAGCAATGGCTCCATCATATTCATCCGGACCAACAAAAGACTTTATACTTTTGTTTGATTCGGTTTCAAACGTAGTAGGTTTAGGGGATTCCTTTCCCCTCTTTCCGATAGTAAATCCAAAGAGATCAAATGGCATAATATAAACCTTTCAATAATTAATCAAGAACCTGAGCCGCCACCACCAAGCCAATAATCAAAGTGCATAGTTACTACAAATTCTGCTACAGTATCAGTAGTTTCATAACTGAAATCCATTGTTCCAACTTCTGTTGGAAATGCTCTTACTAATGTGATGGCATCACCTATTGGCTGATCTGCGGCGTCCAGTGCAGTTATTGTCCAATCATCCGCAAAAAGTGCCTCATGACCTGTAGCATTTTGATGAGAATTAATTGAATCTAACCACCTCACAAAGTCTTCTCTGATCTGGCCAGCAGAATCTGCTAGAACTGTTATTGTCCATTCTGCAAATGTTCTATCTCCAGGTCTTTTAATCTTTCTTCCTTTATAGGGAACTTCAATTACACCAATGGTCGAAGCAGGGAACTGTGAGGACTTAATAAAGAAAGTCCTATCTTCACTCGTTGTAGTTTGACTAGGAATATTGCCTTCCACTTTAAACAGTGTAGGTCGCATTCCTCCTCCAAATTTATCAGCAAACGTATCTATTGACATTTATATTCTCCTTGAATAACTATTTATCCTACCAATCAAAGTGTTTCCGTAAATACTGCATCTTGTCGAACAGCAACAAAATTAAGATTTATGAAGTTAGTTGACATTGCAGGTTTAATGAATATATCTGCCACAAATTGATTAGCCCCTATTACTTCTGCTGTATTGTTTGTTTTATCGCAAACAACACGGAAATCTGTAATACCCCTTTGTGCTTGAACTCTTCTAAGGAAAGGCGTTATTGTGCTCACAAAAGCCCTTCTTGTAAATACATCATTAAATTCAAACAATTGGAATTTTGCAGCAGTAGATATTGCTTTTTCTAAGTGAATCATAAGTCGTCTTACATTGATTCTATCCAAAGCACTGGCTCTTCTCTGCATAGTTTTATCGCCAAAGAGAACTGTTCCTTCGCCTGGGAATGAAACCACAGGATTGATTCCATTTGAATATAAGATATCTCTTTCTGCTTGAGATGGATTAATTGCTAGTTTTACAACACCTTGTATTCTTCCTCGATTAAATCCAGCAGGAGAATACCAAGCCGCTTGCTCTTGTTCTGTTCTTGCAACTAAACCAGCAACATCTGCATTCAATGGAACCCATCTAAAGATTCCATTATATGAATCATACATATACTTCCATCCACTATCAATAACTTCTTATGAACTATTTTATTTTAATCTATTCTTTCTGTAATTTACTAAGTTTGTTGGTCCAGAATATCCACTTAAATCTGACTGATACACAACATCGTTATATTCTGCTCCAGAAGGTGAAGAAGCGGGAGACAAGAATACAACACAATCCTTTCTGGATTCTGCCATATCAACGAGTTCTGTAGCAATTGTACTCTCAGCAGCACCACCAAGAACTAAATCAATATCAACCTTTTCTGCATCTCTAAAGTGCTTTCGGTATGATTGTATGACTTGAGAACGGTGTGGGTTTGATAATACAATAGCCGCACTGTCAGTACCTGCACCTTCATATGGCCATGTTACTCCACCATCACTGCCGCCCCCAAAGGTAACATTATATGCTGTTGGGGCTTTATCGCCACCGACTTGGGAACCACCTGCATTGACCATGTTCATATAGAAAGGAACCGTAGTCGTAGATGGTGTCCAAAGAGGATCGCCTCCAGTTCCACCAGTTGCCGTTGTCATGTTTCCCCAATTATGGAAAATACTTCTATCGACAGCCTCTTCAATCTTAACATAGTTTGACTCTTGATTAATTACGTCTTTGTAATATAAATTTCGTCCAGCATTATCGTATGCACCTCTCCACATAGAAAGGCCTTCCCATTTCTCAAGAACAGTTCCAGTTATTCCCTGATTCGATCCAACTAAACCTTTATGGTCAATAAGTGCAACATGTACTTCGTCTAAAGTAAATCCAGTTGTCGCAGAACCACTTGCGAGAACTCCTGCTTTCCATGAATCATGAACTGCTTCAGTTGTCGAAGGTGTATATGAGAATAAATCTACAGGATCATCGCCATACCATTCAGTTTGGGTATAGGCTCCTCCTAATCCTCCCTTTCCAGTTTGAATCACTGGATTTGGAACACCGGCAGGCCAAACAACCATTCTTAATGAATTACCAATTACGCCTGGTTCTTTATATTCCACTCTTGCCCCAAGTGTGGCACCTGTTGGTTTCTGTACTTGTGCTGCTGTCTGGCCTCCTTGACCTACGGTATCATATGATGTTCCGTATTCAGCGACACGAACAACTTTTAATTTGTCACTATAATTCAAGAAATTGGCACATGTCCACCAATCAGTTCCACGTTCACCCGCACTAGGAGAACCGAAAATTGCATGAAGTTGTTTTTCACTTGTAATATCAACTATTTCATCGACGGGACCTTTATCAAACCTTCCCACAAAACATGCAACTGTTGTTGCTAGTTGTGGAATTATTGAACTTTGATCTAATTCTGTTACTGTAACACTTGGGCTAACACTAAATGGCATCTGGATTCTCCTTGTAGAATGATCATTTCATTTGGAAATTTATATCTTTTTCAGAGATATTTATATATTTAATGTTTTTACTCATTTTATAAATCATCTCCATACCACCTATCTTCACCATCCCAAAAACTCACCTCTTCTTCACTATTTATAATAAATCCAAAGGGGGTCATTTCATCTTCTAATCTAGATATTTCATCTTCATAAATTGCAGTTCGAGTATCTACATTTGTTAACTCTTTAAAATAATCCTGTCTACTTAACCACCCAAACAAAACAAGACACATCACAAGATCATCATTATGTCCAGCATCTGCTTCGAATGATTGTTTTTTTGCAACAAATGTTATAAGTTCACCAACTGTTTCCATGTCTTCAATAATTAATTTATCTTCTTCAATTAAACTTTTCAAAACAGAACATCCAAGTTTTTTCACGACCTGCGTCGTTCTTACGCCCATCTGCGTCGAACTTCCACCAAATCCACCACTTATTACTTGCCCCTTTCTTCCTCTTGTATTAACCATTAGAACATTTTCATACTCTAGATCTGCATGAAGAATATCAGCAACTTGTCCTCCAATATCATTAATTTCAATTAAACAAAAGGCTTTGTTGAACTGTTCACATAAAGCCTTTATGACAGTTGGATAAATCATGGGAGATATTATATTATTTCTATATTTTGCAACCAATCTATATGGCATTTCAGATATATCTACAATCGTAAATGCACTATAATCTTTTCCTTGCCCCCTTGAAGTATCTACAGTGCAAATATAAGTATGGTCTTTTATTGGTTCTTCATATATTGTTAATCCATCAGTGTTTCGAATAATTGGGGAAATCCAAGATAACGATTTAAGTTTGTGCGAAGATATTAATGTATGTGTGGATCCAATAAAGTCACACTCAAATTCAGATTGAAATTGTTGCTCGCTTGTATTTGTAATGGTTTCTTCTTTCCATTTATCATCTCTTTTTGGCCCGCCCGGATAAAGTGGAACCTGTTTCCAATAAACTTCAATGGGGACATACTCATTTTTTCCAGGCTCTCCTATTTTCTTTGTTGCACCCCTCCAATAATGATAAAACATATTTAAACCATTTGGAGTCGAGACCATAAGAACTTTTGTACTTTGTCCTGAAGTTATTGTAGGATAAACAGAACTAAAGAATTCTTCTGCAATTCCTGTAGGAACGTGAGCAAATTCATCAAGAAATATCATATTAAAAGATCCACCACGAACAGCAGATGCAGATGTCGATGATGCTAAAATCTTTGAACCATTTTCTAATTCAATTGAACCTTTATTCCATTCCACGATGCCTTGTTGCATCCATTTTGGAAGATATTCGTATGCAAGTTGTAATCTATGAAGCAATTCCCTTGCTGTTGCAAGTTTATTTGCAAGAATGGCAACATTCACATCCTGATTGAATAGAACATAATGTAACAGATAGGAAATCATTGTTGTAGATTTTCCTGTCTGTCTTGGAAGTTTAGCAATTACGAAACGATTATTGTGAACCTTTTCTACAATATCCTCTTGAAAGTCCCACATATCAAAAGGAACAAGGCCTTCGTCAAGGGAAACAATTTTGATGTATTTTTTGATAAAGTGAACAGGGTCTTTAGAACACTTTAGATATTCCTTTACCTGTTCTTCTGTAAATGGAACAGAAACTCCAGCAGCCTTTAAGTTTTGATTTCCAAGATATTTGTCAGTTACCATTTTCTTCTACTTCTACATCAATAATATCATCACTCTCTATTCTTCTTGAAGCACTTCTTGATTGATTTACAAGTTCCTGTAAGTCTTTAGTTGAACCAACATAAATTGCATTATTGGTTGTGTTGTTGTGATTATTCACAACATCTTCTTTCTTGATGTCTTTCATTTTCTTATGTAAGTCCATTAAATCGTTATTTGCTTCTGCAACGGTTTTAATCATTTGTGCCGCCACTTCGTATGCTCTGGGAGAATCTCCCTCAGAAGCAACAGCAAGAATACCATCAATTGCAATACTACCTTTTTCTACAATATCTTTTAGATTGCCTCTAACATCATCATAGTCTCGTTCAAGATGAAAATCTTTCATGCTTTTT